TCTGCGATGGCTCAGGCATTACGTGCCGAGTGGCCACTGGCCCAGCGCTTACGCCACCCTGTACTGTACAAACAGGCACAGCGCGATTTAAGCGACAAGGTGTATGCACAACTCGCTGAGAACCATACTCGGTATCGTGCCGGTCAGACCATCGACCCAAGTGCAGACCAGCGTGTGGAGTCGGTAGTGCAGGCATTCACTAAGAGCAAGTGGGCAGAGGACTCTCTGGAACGTATCAAGGCGGCCGGCGTTGAGGGTGCCGAGAACATCGAATCCTCGCCGTACTACCTGCCCCGCCAACACTCTGGTGATAAGATGTCCCGGTTCCTGCGTGAGAACGCTGATGTAAGCCGCGATGATGTTATCGGTATGTACACCTCCCAGTTCAAGCGTATGTTCGCCGACAAGGGGATTGAGGATGCCACAGCCAAGAAGTTGGGCACCCAGATGGTACGGAACATGGAGCAGCGTGCTGCACACGTCCAAGGGTACCGGCAGTCCGTAGCGGGTATGAGTTATGATGATATCACAGATGCACTGGTGAATGCTGGTGTAGATGAAGCACAGATTGCCCAATTCATGGGTGAGGTAAAGGTTGCCGGTACCGAGGCCAATAAGGTTAGGAACTTGCGTGGCCGTGCTGAATTCAACATGACCGAGGAGTACGTGACCTCTGCTGGGCGCAGCATTAACCCGCAGATGTTCGTGAACTCTGACACGCTAGGTCTGATGGAGGGGTACAGCCGACGTATGTCTGGCCGCATTGGACTGGCCCGTGCTGGGTTTGCCGACATCAAGGACATGATGAAACAGATTGATGAAGCTGCTGCACAGGGTACTAACCCTGCTGAGGCACTCCATACTCTGGACAATACTGTGAACCAGCTGCTGGGCTATCCCACTGGGGAGAACATCCCGGACATCCTACGTAGTCTGAGTATCGTTGGCTCCTCCGTGAACCTTGCGAACTCCGGTATCTATCAACTTGCTGACATGGGTTTAATGCTCCAGCAGTTTGGTGTAACCAAGATCTTTAAGGCATTGGCTGGCACCAAGTTCGGACGTGATGCTATGGATGTGGCCCGCTCTGCGGAGTACGGTGCCCGCCTGCAAGACGTACTGGAAGCACGTAACGTAATGTCTGGGAAGTTCCGCAGCATCCTGACCCACCTCGAAGATAACCAGGACATCGGTTCTCTGGGCGTGGCTCACCAGTATGTACAACAAATGGGACAAGGCACCCGCTTCGCTAACGGCATGGAATTCGTACGCCGGGCGCAGAGCAAGATGTTAGCTGGCCTAATTGGGGATACTGTGGATGATGCAATTCGGGGTAACGCTGCTGCTGTAACCGCGATGAAGCGCTTTGGTCTGTCTGACGACGTGTTAGCGCGAGTGCGTGCAGCTACCGCTAAGAATCCCGATATGCGAGAATGGCCTTCTGACCTACGTTTGGACATGGAGACCATCGCCCACAACATGGCTGACAGTGTTGTGTTGGAGAACCGCTTAGGTGAGATTCCAGCATGGATGCAATTCAGTTCTGTGGGCAAGGTGGTGCTCCCGTACATGACGTTCGTGGCTGGTGCATGGAATAAGATTCTGCGTCGTACTGGTAAGCTTGATGGTACCACTGGTATTGCTATGGCGTTTGCGTATCAGTTGCCGCTAGCTACTATCGCATCGACGGCCAGTCTAACTCTGGGTGGGCAGGATGCTACACCGGAGAAGATTATGACCAAGGCAATCACACAGGTTCCTCTGATGAGCTGGCTGGGCTTCGGTGTAGACTTCGTGTCGCAGGGGCCAACTAACAGCATTGCTGCTTTAAGCATCATTGACAAGATGTACTCCGCTACATCCTCTGTTGCCAAGGGAGAGGTTGACCCTGCAACGTTAATTAAAGCAGTTCCTTTCCTTGGTATCATGCCGGGAATGCGCCTGCTGGGCACAAGCCTATCTGATGACGACTAAGGAGAGAACATGTACTCAGTGCAGATTGAAACTTCTGACGGTACCTTAACCCGCGTTGAGCTGGGCATTGCGTACTTTGAACAGAACGACATCACTGTGTACCGTAACGAAGCTGAGACGCCGCTCGTACAGGGCGTCGATTGGCAATGGGACGGTGCTACTACCATTAACCTACTGAAAGGCGCAGAGCCTGTAGGGAACCAGATTCTGGTCTTCCGTAATACGGACAAAGAACGCGCATTCAACATTTATGATGGTGGTGCTCCGTTCAGCCGCACAACTCTGGACGAGAACTTTAAGCAACTTATCTACCTCGCGCAAGAATTCACAGAGGGTTCCGGTATTGCAGGCCTGTATCGGAACTTGAATATGCACGGTAATCGTGTAGTCAACTTAGGCGACCCACGAGACGCCTTGGATGCCACAAATAAGAAGTATGTAGACCAGCATGATACATTCTACGATACTAAGCATACCACATGGAATAAGACACAGGACTTAACTATTGCCGCGATTCTTGCCGGGTTAGACATTGGTAAGCAGATTTATACCATTCCATGGGTGGTAGTTGCGGCTGGTGGGGAAACATCCCTGAGTCCGCCATTTGTGTTCTCTTCTGCATGGGTATGGCGCAATGGCGTCATGCAGTATCCGGGGCAGGCCTATGACATTATCACTAACGTGGTACACTTCGCGGAGCCATTGGATGCTGGTGAAGATGTACTTATTGCTATTGGTAGTGATATCGCACCACCTTACCCATACCCAACCCGTAAAAAGATGGAAGTTTATTATAGTGGATTATCCCTACCTATCCCGACTACAGCAACTAACTTCATTAATCTAATCAAGAACTTGACGCCGACCAGCGGCAGTTTGAATGCTTTCATTAACACGAGCACCAACAAGGTCAACGTGTACAATGAAGATGCCTCCCTGTTCTTCAAGGTAAACATCGCTGGGAGCTGGACTACTGCAAGCCAGAACCGAAGCATGGTGCTCGACTTCGCCGGTACAAACGGTAATACGCTCACCATCAATCGGGTAGACAATACTACCCCGGACATCATTCAGTTCTCCACGTATTTCTCAGTGGATAAGAATGGGAACATGGCGTTGAATGGTACAGCCCCAAGCATCAAATCTAATGGAAGTGTCTTTACGGCTACTTCTATCCTGTTGACCTTGGAGCAAACTGTTGTGGCTACAAGTATTACACCCCATTAAGGAGATTGTATGGCAAAGGGCGCGAGTGTTGGTAAGCTGGCGGAACTGCATGAGATGTTGGCGCAGGTCTTGATTGATGACTTGCGCCAGTCGCAGGAGGAGAAAATTCCTCTTCCTGCGGCTAACCTCGGCGTTATCCGACAGTTCCTAAAAGACAATGAGATTACAGCAAGTATTGATGCTGACGACATGGTGCAATTGCGCGATGAGTTTGAAGCTGAACGTGCTGCTGACCGGGAGAAGCGTAAACAGGCGAAACTACAGCAGACGCTTAGTGACTCCAGTTTCGATTATATCCTACAGTAAGGAGGCAACATGGATGAGCGCGCATTGTATCGTCTGCGCTTGATTGCGGAGCGAACCAGTCAATGGAAGGAACGCCCACAGGCGATGGAAAAAGACCTGCGGGAAGAGTTTGCTATGATGGTATCCAGCGTGTTCACGGAGTTCACCGACTTTGCAGAGTTGGGGATGCGCTTCCTCGGCTTTGAGTTGACCCCTATGCAAAGGGATATTGCATGGTACATGCAGCACGGCCCACGGAATAGCATGGTAGCAGCGCAGCGTGGTGAGGCTAAGTCCACACTGGCTGCACTGTTCGCTGTGTGGAACCTGATTCGTGACCAGTCATATCGCATCCTTATTGTGTCTGGTGGGGAGGCGCAGGCATCCGATGTTGCCTTACTCGTCATTCGCATCATTGAGCAATGGGGTTTGCTGTGCTGGTTGCGCCCGGACAGTACCCGTGGGGACCGTACCTCATACTCGAACTATGATGTGCACTGCGACCTAAAACCCATCGAGAAATCCGCCAGCGTGGCCTGTGTAGGTATCACTGCATCCTTGCAGGGTAAACGTGCTGACCTGTTGATTCCCGATGACATCGAGACGACCAACAACGGCTTGACCGCTACCAACCGCGAAGTGCTGTTGCTACGCTCCAAGGACTTCTCTGCGATTAACACCCATGGTAAGACGCTGTACCTCGGTACGCCTCAGACCAAAGACAGTATCTACAAGACACTGGCAGCACGTGGTTTTGAAATCCGTGTATGGCCCGGTCGTGTACCAACCCTAGAAGAAGAGGAACGTTACGCCGGAACACTGGCTCCGATGATTCAGGAGATGATTCGGAATGGCGCGGCACGCACAGGCTACGGCTTGGACGGCAACCGCGGCGAGGTAACTGACCCCGGACGCTACACGGAAGACGACTTAATCGGCAAGGAACTTGACTTCGGCCCTGAGGGGTTCCAGTTGCAGTACATGCTGGATACGTCATTAGCCGATGCACAGCGTACCCGCGTTAAGCTCTCAGACGCCATCGTGGCGGCCTTGGGCAGTGATGCTGCACCTGACTTGCTGTACTTCGCAGCAACGCCACAGTACCGCATTCAGAAGCTTCCTGAGGCTATCCAGACTGAGGTCATGTACAATGTGGCTGGCTCTGGACAACTACTACTCCCGTACCAACACAAAATCATGATTGTCGACCCTGCCGGTAATGGTGGAGATGAAGTAGCCTTCGCTTGCGGTGGTGCCCTGAACTCGTACATTCACCTGTTTGGTGTTGGTGGTCTTCAAGGTGGTCTAATTGAGGAGAACTGTAATACCCTCATTGACTACTGTGAAGAGTTCAGTATCAAGGATATCGTCATGGAAGCGAACATGGGCCATGGCACCGCCAGTATGGTGTTAATGAATGCTTTAGCCAAACGCCGTATCACCGACATAGGTGTGCGGGACGTATACGCTAAGGGCCAGAAGGAGCGGCGTATCATTGATTCGGTTAGTCCTGTCTTCCGCAGGCATAAGTTCGTAATCCACGAACGTGCTCTGGAGATGGATGCTGAGTACTGTGCGAAGTACTCCCGTGATAAAGCCAAGTTGTACTCAGCCTTCTTCCAGTTGGCCGGTATCACGTACGACCGGGGCTCTCTTGCCAAGGATGACCGCGCCGATGCTATCGGACATCTGGTTAATGAGCTCAAAGGGTTCTTGAGTGTGGATGAGGATAAGGAGGCGGAGAAGTTAGCACAGGAAGTAATGCGTAAATTCATGGTGAACCCAATGGGGTATGCCGACCAAGCAGTCCGTAAAGTATCCGGCACTAGAAGCCGACTAAGGAGATAATAATGGCATTAGCAGCAAACAAAATCAACGAGAACGTAGCAGTACGTGATGCAGCAACCGCAGTACTGAAAGGCTTCCAGCAGATTACGCAGAACGCCTCTCAGTTCACGGCAGCGGAGATTGCTGTGCTACAGACGGCAGTTACTAAGTTAAAGACCGCACTGACCGCGGCTGGCGCAGCGTAAGGAGGCACTGAATGAGCTTCGGCACAATTACCGCTGCACAGCGTCTTGCTGTGCGCGACACGGCGTTGCAGTCGTACGCGGCTACACAACCCTTCGCCCAGACCCAACGCGTCCCTACAGCCGCTGAGCTGGCCCTAATTACACCTGTACTGGATAAGGTTGCTGCGGCACTTGCTGTGGCCGGTTCTATCGGTATTCCAGCTACCTCTGCTGTAGTAGCCAATAGTGCCACCATCCCTCTGCAAACCTCCGCCGGTGTTGCGTCGGGTAACGTTACAGCTACTGTGGCTGCATCCGTGGTGAGCAACGTTAAGTTGCGTGATACTACCGGCGTGGTTACGAATGGGCAGGTCATCACTGCTACCGGCACTGGCACCACTGCTACTATTTCTGTTGTGGCCGGGGTAGTCAAAATCGCACTCAAATAAGGGGTAAACATGAAGCGACTGTTAGTAAGCGCTGTACTGGCGTTAAGCCTGTCCGGCTGCGCTGCCACGTCTGCGTTGAACGCAGTCTCTGCTGTAACCGGTGGTAAGCCGGATGTTACGGCGCAGGTAGGTAAGGAGAACGTCAAGCAAGGTCTTGGCATTAACTCCAAGGTGGAAGAGACAACTACCATCAAGGATGTACAAGGCTCTGTGAACGCCTCTAAGCAGGGGCAACAGGTACAGGCCGGTAATGTACAGGCTGAGACCGTTAAGGTCAGCAATGGTGCCCCTGTGCCCATGCTAGTGGCATTCGGTATCGGTATGGCGAGCGTGCTGGGGCTAGTGTTCTGGTTCGTCCCTTCACCTATCAAGCGGAGGGACAAAGATGCTTAACAGAGTCTGGCTGTACATCTGCGAATTAGTGCAGGATGGGACTACCCGGATGGCGCTGGGTACATCCGGTCTGGTTACATACATGGGGAGTTTAAACTGGAATATGATTTTCATGGTCGCTGGCTTTCTGATGGGCCTTGCGACACTCCTCATTAACTGGTACTACAAGCACAAGGACTCCAAAGTGTTTGAACAGACCAGCAAGGAGGCTGCGAAACGGGGGTACATTCTACGTGAGCCTACGGAATAAAATTATTGCTGCTGTCGCTGCCGGGAGCATTCTTGGTGGCGGCATTACCGGAGTAGTCCGGTATAACGAGGGGTATAGCGAAAAGGCGTACTGG